AGGAGTTGAATCCTGTTCTATTTGTTTACGACTTTCTTGAACTTGTGTTATTATATAATCAATTGGTGTTTCGTTTAAGTGTTTCTTTTCTTTATCTGTTAACGATACCATTTCCGTCGTAACTTTCAAACTTTTTATAAGATTTGTAGGTTTGAGTCCCGTGTATAAAATATACCCGGCGTATGGGCTATCACTTCTAATTGAATGAATACACTGATCGATATCACGAAGTTTTACAATAACTTCAACTTCTTGTTTATTTATAGCACAAATAGGTATAGCAAGTTCTGGGTTATTATAAAAATAAAAGGGTATGTCTACAAACATATTTTGTTCGGCATACCCCGGGTAACTTCCTATTGTGGCACTCATAGCGGGTGTACCGGAAAGTTCATCCGGTGGTTTTCTTACGAGTTGACTTAAACATTTTTGTTTTGTTTGTGTGACGTAATTATCGAAATATATGGCTAAGAAATCACTCGTAAGTCTTTGAATAACTTTACCACCAATTAAAAGTTCAATATATTCAATCATCGAATGTCCTATAGATTCATTCCACTCTACAGATGTCGTATTCGAGTGTAAAGAGCTTTTTATGGATTGGTCTATTGCGTTTAAATCTATTTTTAAACTGATAGTTTTAAGAAGATCGCCTTGGTTTTGTGGTATAGTACACCTCACTGTATTTCCAAATTCTACTTCACCTTCAACATCCAAATCTCTTGTAAACGAGGCGTAATTGGCATGTTTTTTAAAATTTTTTACAAAGTACGTATATTCGGGGTCATCTGTAAAAAAAGCGTCCTGTGGACCGGATGTTTCTAATTGAACACGACCAGCCATTACTAGTATAACTCACTAAAATTTTAAACTCAACTTCTCCAAACACCAGCTCTCTGTGCTTTATTAAGATATTTCAACTCTAAAGTATCCAAATACATATCGTATTTATAAGCCTTATCTAATCCTTTTTTCACATACTTAGAGCCTTTATTTCTGAGAGCACGTGCTTTCTTCACCTGTATTGCAGTGGGTTTCTTCAATTTATATATTTTTCTAGTATATTTATTAGATTCTTCCTCGATCTTATCCGATAGTTTAAACACATTTAAATAATCTTTTCGGAGTTTATTTAATTTCTTTTTTTCTTGTGTAGTCATTTTGGACATCCACCCACCATAAATGGGTAATCTGGTTGTGTCTTTATAAGGCATTGTATTTTAATTATAAAATATATTAAAATTTTAAACCACCGAGACCGCTTTCTATATGTAACACGTTATAGTTAATTGCGTATATAAAAACCTTGGTTTTTTTAGCGTTGTTTTGACGGTGCAAATCTATTTCACACCATTGATGTGCTATACGACTAAAGTTAACTTGACCTGTCGGGTAATACGTTTGGGGGTTTAGCGAAAAACTATGTACTTCAAATTTTTCAGGATACCCTGTATATTTTCTTAAAGCCTGTATATACGACGAATTAAAATTTGTGTTTATGATTTCCTGGTTATTAAACTTTAACGTTACGTTTTTGATTAATGCGTATCCCGTACGGTTTAGATCCGGGTACGCTACGAAAAACATTTCCTTAACGGGGTGTTTAAAATTTAACATAACGGCCTTTTTAGTTTGGGATATATCCGTTGTAAAATGTGACATTTGACATTGTGTTATGACGTATTCGATTGGTCGCGATAATAGGAAATTTCGTTCATCTTCGGAAATGAAGAAGAAATCCGTAACGAGTGATACCTTTTTTATAGACGAAGCTACATCACTAGGTGGATCACTTTCCTTGGGCGAAGCACTGTCATAGAATTGGAGTGTAACGTCACTTAACTTTTTGAACTTGATTCTAATTTCAACAACTTGTTTTGTGAGTGCGCATACCGGTATGGATAAACTCGGGTGTCTAAAAAAGTAAAACGGTAACATAACACTATAGTCCCAATCGTAACTTACTGGTATATATCCATCATGACCTGTTAAGAAGTAGAGAGTTTGTTCGGTATCGTCATCTGTATGGTTTAATTGGTTATACATGTAAATATAATCACCAGTTATACGTTCAATGGTTTGTCCACCTATGAGCAAATCTGCGTGTTCTATTATATGCGATCCTATAGATTTAATATACCGAATATCGTGATTACTTGATGTTTTTGTACCCGTGGGTTGAGGTAAAGTAAACTTAAGCATCATACTTCTGATGAGATCTCCTTTGTTATCGGGTATACGACATTCAATAGATGTATCAAAATCAGGTTCACCATCGAAGGGAATTTCTATAGCTTCTGTTGAAAATTTCGTATGTCGTTTGAAATTCGTCAGGAAATGTGAAAATTCAGGCTCACTCGTAAGCCACTGATCCTGAGCACCTGTAGCGGCAAGCTTTATTCTACCAGCCATTCTTATTGTATGTGAGTAAAATTTTATAAAATAAAACGAGGCGATACAATAGATGAATCTTCAACTTCGAAAATTCAAACCCGAAGGCATGGCCGATGATAAAGTATGTGTTTTTATTGGTAAACGTAATACGGGTAAATCAACTTTAGTTACTGATATACTGTTCCATAAAAAACATTTACCAGCTGGAATAGTTTTATCAGCAACGGAGGAAGGTAATCATTATTATCAACAGTATATACCAGACCTTTTCATATACGGTGATTACGATAGAGAAGCTATTGAGCGTGTTATGGATAGACAGAAAAAATTAGTAGGTGCGGGTAGATTAAATTGTGGTGCGTTTCTGTTATTAGACGATTGTATGTACGATGCCAAATTTATGAAAGATACGTGTATCCGACAGTGTTTCATGAATGGGCGTCACTGGAAGATATTTTTCATGCTAACCATGCAATATTGTATGGATCTACCCCCTGCGCTCAGGGCAAACGTCGATTACGTATTTATTTTACGTGAAAATATAATTCAAAACCGTGAGAAGTTGTATAAATCCTTTTTCGGTATTTTCCCAACATTCGAGATGTTTAATAAAGTCATGGATTCATGTACCGAGAATTACGAGTGTTTAGTATTGGATAATACGTCTAAGAGTAATAGGATAGAAGATTGTGTATTTTGGTATAAAGCAAAACTTAGAAAAAACTTTAAGGTTGGCGCACCTCAGTATTGGCAAACGCATAAAAAGATGTTTAATCCGAAACACGGTAACATGAAACTTGGTGATCGAAACGCAGTTAAAAAAACAACTGCATTAAAAGTTATTAAGAAGAAATGATACGACTTTTTTCTAGACGATTAAGTTCAGCGTTAAATATATTACCAGTACCAGTACCAGCACCAGCTTTTATACCTCCGTATAAACCCGATACTAAACGAAATCAGGTTTATACAGAGTATGATGAAGAAAAAACGATTACGAACGGTGACGATGGGTACCGCGTACTGGTCGATGTGTGTCACGAAACACAAACCGTTTATATAGATCACGACATGTCTAGTTACGACGAATTAAACGATTTACCTAGAATTATAAAAACGTTTGGGTGTTTATACCCTAAGTATACCTTACGACAATAACCCAGGCTAATGCGTAAACACAAAAAAACGAAAAACCCATGTATAATATATGACGGACGTTTATACGATGAATCTTTCTGATAATGGAGACGGTATGGTTAATTTAAATACTAACCAGTCTACCAATTTTATTCCAAACGACTCTGGACCTTCCCAGATACCTCAGATGCCACCAATACAACAACAGCAACAACAACAAATGCCGAGTTTTATGACGGAAAAAAATGTGAGTGAAAATAAACAGACAATGGACTCTACACCAATTAATGAAATTATAGGTCAACCAGAAGCACCATTAGAACCACCAATGATGGCTCAAGATCCTCGCATGACACAAATGCAAATGCAAGCACCAATGATGGCTGCGCAACAACCTGTCCAAAAGGCAGAGAAGGCACCCGAGAATAAAAATCCATTTAATTTAACTGATGAACAGTTTCAAGCTCTCGTCGTCGCGGTTTGTACTGCGATAGCAATTAGTAAGCCAGTTCAAGAAAAACTCGCAAACTTCGTACCATCGTTTCTTAACGACCAAGGGAACCGAAGTGTTGTTGGGTTAGCGTCAACCGGTTTGGTTGCCGCGGTAGCATTTTATGTTGCTAGGCGATACGCTTAATCAGATTTATTAGAATTAGCAAACATACCATTTCGTTTGAGAAGTATGTAAGCGGTAAGTAAACCAAATAAGAAACTTACTACGCGAAGTGCAAGGACCTTACCCGTACTTTTCGTAGTTTTACCGTAATTTTCTATATTCTTGTTAGCTTCTTTAGTTGCTTGTGATGCTAAAATAACGAAGAGCGTCGCGGCTATAGTTGTCAGTAACATAAACCTTTGATCTATAGCCATGAAGGCTAACAAGTTATCACCTTTCATAGCGTAGAGCAAAAAGTTTGGTATTAAAAAGAAAAGTGTCACTACATTGACCCAATAATTATTCGATAACATTGGTACGCTAGATAATGACATGTATGCTACCCAAGCTAATATAGCTTGTAGTATTTGAACATTCGATGCTACGTTTTCAGACATGTTAATTATTACTATACGGTTAGATTATTTATCCTGAACATGTTTACCACAAAATTTCGTCTTTTTTGGTATAGTTTCGTATATACCCAATTTCACGCATATACCTCTTAATTCCTTAAAATTTTTCCAATACCCTTTACTGTGTGAATACTCGTCGACCGTCGAGTGTGCGAGTTCGTGTATGAGAACATGGAAAATTTCGTTCGAATCTCCGTCTATACACAAACCTATTTCATTCCCCTTATTTGTATTGTACCCTATCGCACCTCTATTTATCCTGTGGTGTACCGTTATGGGTACTTCTTTTTGTAACATTTCAAACTTTTTATTATCGGTTTCTATGAGATGTTCCCTGAGAATTCTATACTTTTCGCGAACCTCGGTTATTTCCCGTGGTTCCTTCGTGTTGAGTAGTAAAAACACGTTTATGATAAGGAGGAGTAACGCAACTATCATCTTATCATAAACATACATAAAAATGTATAATAAACGAGATTACTTATTATTATTTTGTAATTTTTTTAATAACCTCTGTTTGTGATTATACATATATGAACCTTCCTTTCTTAATAGTTCAATTTCCTCTTGAACCTTATTTAACTTAGACGCTAATACGGCTTCTTTTCCCATGAGTTTTTTAATTTGTTTCGTAATTACACTTTCCCTAGCTCTTATTTTGTTAACTTGATTACGGTTTATTTTTTGATTATTGTTTGGTCTGGACATTATACCTTTTATATATTACGGAGATAAAATACCAGGTAAATGTATATGAGTAACACCAACTCCAACTCCAATGTTCCCCAGGAACTTCGTAACCTCGGTGTTAGGAACATGAATATTACAGAACTTAATCCGCGAGGTCGTGCATTAACCAAATTACCATCATCTATTGGTAACCTTACAAATCTCAGAGTACTTAAGTTGGGATTTAATAAATTAACCACATTACCACCACAAATCGGTAAGCTTGAAAACCTTAGGGTACTTCATTTGAATAATAATAAGTTAAAATCGTTACCATCCACGATTGGTAAACTTACAAAACTTGAAAAACTTGATTTAAGTGATAATGCGTTAGAATCTTTACCACCACAAATCGGTCTTTGTGAAAATCTTAAGAAACTTAATTTGGATAATAATAAATTAAAAACGTTACCAAAAGAGATTATTAAACTTA